TTGTATGACTACACTACCCAGAGAATGACCCCCCGCATAATCACTACGGTATAGTTTCACTCTCAACGAAGTCGGTACGTATGTCTCAGACGCTGAGAATACCTCGGCAAGCCACGTATTTTCCGACAAGGTGGGGTCAAGAATACTGGCGGTAAAATATAAGCCAGAATCATCATTGGTTTTGTAGTAATCCACCGAGGCCATTTACGGGGACTCCACCGAGGATACCGAGCAGATCGCAACCACTGGCTGTTCGTCACCGCCGATCTGATCGCCACTACCCCATTTCGATTGGCCGTCGCGTTGTCCGCCGCGCAGACGACCGCCATAATACGGACGGACATTCTGCATGTTCGGACTCGTCTGATCCGGCTGTGCCCCGTGGGGCCCGCCCCGATGCTGTCCTTTGAACGGGAATCTTAAAATCATTGCTCGTACCTCACAATCGGCCTCGTTACATACTTGACGACAGGGCCGCTCCCAGAGCCCATGCGTCCCAGCTTTTTTGGTGCGCTCCGCATATCAGTAAGGTACGCGGCGGGAAGGTCGTGCTGCAGGTACTGGCCCCAGTACCCCCGGTCCACATCCACGAACTCGCGTTCCGTGTGGGCCCGTATAGACGACAGAATCGTATCATCGAACTGCATACCCGCCGGATGTGTTTCTGATAACTCCACGTAGTAGGCGGAGCCCTCCTCGGGATCAGTCCCCCCGGCTGTACCATCTACGAAAAGCCAATCCGCGACGGTGAACGTTCCACTGACACCAGTGTAATCGGTGATGGGGGCGTAGCTTCCGCGTCCCGTGTCGCTTATAACCTTAATGGTATACCCGTTGAAGTAGTCATCTGGGTACAGCCCGGCAAGATTGGAGTCCACAAGCGTAGTCGCATTAGCAGAAGCGGCCGTGCCGGCGACCAGAGTCACCTTGTCGAACGACGCTTTATATGGGAACACCACCGTAGTCTCATCCGTGGGTTCCGGGTCAACGAGGAACTCCCAGCGGCGTTGCGTAGCATTTGGTTTGATCGCCGCAACGAACGGAGAATCGCTCGTGTTGACGCTAAGCTCGCGTAGCTCGCGAATATTCGCTTCGCTCGTCCACTCGATATGGCACGTATTCTGATCGGCCGCAAAAGTGATCGGACCCTCGTACTGCCCCTGGAAATCCTGGCTCAACAGGTACCGCGAAGGGTCGGAGTTGATAACCTGGGTCGATCGGCAGATACGATACTGGCTTGTCGTGTCAGGGGTAGAGCCGCCGGATAGGGCGGCGAAGGTGAACGTCCCAAGAGTCCCGTCATAGTCGGTGACAGTGGCGTACTCCGCTACACCCGTACCAGCCGTGATCGTAAGTACGTACCCATTGAAGTAATCGTCGTCGTAGTCCCCAGCGATCCCGGTATCGGTCAGCGACGTCGCCTCACCATCGGTCGCCGTTCCTGTGTAGCTCCGAACGAGATCGATCTCCATATCCCGGTTACGCCACCGCCACCCGTTGGGCGGACCATGCGAGATGAAGTGGCGGATCGCATTATTCACGACACGCAGGCACCGGTCCATATCGGTGATATCCACGGGGATAGTCGCGGGTTGATCCCCCGAAGCTCCGTAGTAGGCGATCTCGGCGGCTATAGCGACCTCGAACACCAGGTCATATACTGTTAACGCTGAGGTGGGCTCAGCCATTTTTATTCTCCTGCTCGTCCTCCTGTTTCTCGCAGGCCCCGTCGTATAGCATCTCCAGGGCCCCGGACACACGGAGGTAATCTGCACGTTTGAACGGAAGCTGCTCGATTATGCCGTCCAGTAGGTCTCGTGCTTCTTTCATTGTCATTACATTCCCCTTACGTCCCCCCCGGAAAAGAAAAAGACGGAGCCGGGCAGGGGAACGAATCCCAGCCCCGTCCTATTGAACCCGCGACCTCATGGATCACGGGGGCGTATAGACTACGTAGCCCTGCCGCCTTCCTGCAGAATACGGACCCAGTCGATGTGCATGACACCGGCTGCGGACTCATAGCCAGCAAAGGCTGATAGGCACATTACTGCGTTCGGGATCGCCGCCGTAGTGGTTCCGGTTTCGACCAGCGCCCCATTCACATAGAATTTCACGCTTGTCAACCCGTCTATAACGAATCCGAGTTTGACGTAGGTGTTATTAACGTTGGCCGCAACATCAACCGTGGCGTCCTCAGTGCTGGTACGCGAACAGATCGAACTGATCTTGTTGTCCGTGCTAGCGGCATGGTGGAAGAAACCGCACTTGTCCACCACGTCATCGACCACGCCAGACGCCATCAGGGTCGTGTCCACACCCGCAAGTCCGAGGTAGAACTGCTGGGTTGCATCGGTCATATTGACCCGGGCCTCGAACCTGATCGTCACGCCCGCAGCCGGTTTGAACAGACAGTTCGTAAGCTGGGCGTTGATCGAATCGTCGGCTGTCGAACCGACCGAGTTGACGACCAGCACGCCGCCTGGATCGGTAGCCAGGCCGGAGATGGTCCCGGTGGAGTTGCTCTGCGTGAGTGTCCAGCCGTCCCCAGTTGTTACGTCGATCGGACCGAGGAAATCGTCGAAGTAGTAGAAGTTGTCAGTCGGATTCAGAAGCGTAGCCAGGATCGGTGCCGCGTCCCAGATCAGGGGACTCGGTCCAGTTCCCGCTGCGGTGCCCGCAAGTTCGGTGGCATCAACATGATCCACCACGTCTGAGGCTGTAACCACCGAGTCGATGTTCTCGGTAGTCACTACCTGGTTAAAGTCAGCACTCGCCAACGTACCCTCGTTGATATACACAGCACCGCTATCCGTGTCGATAAAGCGGCAACCGGGTGCGTACCCAGTTGCCGTATCGGTCGGAGTGGTTGTTCCATAGCAGAGGGTAATACCATCTTCGGTGGCGTGCTGAGTCTTAGGAGTCGCGGTCCCGGCCGGAGCCGGAATGAACCCCATGTCCTCAAGTTCCTTATACTGGAAAGCCATAGTTTCCTCCGAAGATTAGCGGCCGCAGGCGACCTTGTCGCACGCAAACCGTACCCAATCGATTTTGAGGTCATCGTTCCCACCGGCATCGTCCTTGATCCCGATGATGATGCCGAGGGCGTCATCCAGCTTATCGCTGGTCAAGTCATCGACATCGAGCGTCGTACCACTCGCCACACCGTTGACGAAGAACGTCACCGTAGACCGGCCGTCGAACACGAAACCGAGCTTGACGTAGGTATCGTCATTGTCCGTGCCGCTGTTCGCGAGTACGTCGGCCTTCACGATGGTCACCGTACCGCTATCACCGTCCTGGTGATAGACGCTGTCGATCCCGCCCATGTTGGACCCGTCTGTACCAGCCATGAAACCGATAAAGTCGTAATCGTTAAGGGCGCTGGTCGGGTAGCTAGTGGGGTCGTCGGCGATCGCCTCAGCGGCCATCAGAGCGGATTCCCCGAGGCCACAGATGATCGACACGTCGGCATCGGCATCGTCCATCTTGATGCAAGCCTCGAACCACAACCGCTTGTTCGAGTTTTTCTTGATGACCTCGTTGCACAGTAGGTTACTGCACAGGTACGCCTCGTCATCGCCCGCGCCACTGCCGCTGATATTGATGACGCCATACGGCTCATCGGTGACAACGGCGGTATCGGGGTTCGTACCGACCACCAGCCAGTTGCCGAGGATGACCTCGTTCGCGGTGAAATTGTTCAGGAAATCGTCCCACAGGTAGCAAAGCTCGTCAGGAGCAGTCAGCGACTTATCCACCGGGCAGCCCCCCCAGATGCTGGGGGAGGGCTGACCGGCGGTACCCGCGTTGTTGTATCGAACAGCCAAACTCATAGTATTTCTCCTATATTAGGATAGTGTTTTTGTTGTAGGCCAGCGATTACGAAGTGATCGCCTTGTGGATGACGAAGCCAGCGGCACGAGGACTATCGCACCAAACATTATGGGCCCCATCTTTGTACATGGTCCAAACCGTATGCTGCTTCGTCCCGCCATGCACCGGACCCTTGATGTTCATCCAGTATCCGGAATACACGATCGGCATGAAGTGCGAGAAGTCGATGCAGTACCACGGATCAGTCGTGCTACTGGTAGCGGGATCAGTAGCGCCCTCAAGGCTATCGATGGCCATGACGTCATGACCGTTGATGAGCATGTCCGTACCCTCAGTGACGACCATACGGCCGAACGCTTCCTTGGTCTGGTGAACGTCATCCTTGGCATCGAGATAGTCGAACATATCTTCCTTGCCACTGAAGCCGGTGTAGATACGCCGCTTGGCCGCTTTCCGAACCTCGAACTGCGTGGCACCCAGGGGGGCCTTGAACCTGGACCGCAGGAACGCCTTCCGTAATTTATGGATGAGGTCGTTATTCACGGCCGTATACGTGTCCGCCCAATTCTTCCACGTAGGGTAAAGATTTGCATCGATATCGGAGCATACGGTGCTCGTCGTACCATTACGGAACCGGATCGTCTGACCATTAAAGCCAGCGGTCGTGGAATCAGCGTCCAGCATACGAATGTAATACGGAATGCCACGGGGATACAACTTATCGGTGGCACTCGTGGGAGCCTGCCAGAAGCAGTCTTCAAACAACTGCGCCAGGTCCCACGTGGCCTGCATCTCTTTGGCCTGGGCGAGATCGATGAACCCCGCCTCGTCTGCCTTGTTCTGAAGGATCTCGAACTCATCCCAAGACCAGTTCGTGGTCACACGGGCCCACGGCATAGTGAACTCATGGGCCGTCTCGCCCTGGCTGAGTTCATCGATCTCGTAGTAGCCGACATACTTAGCATTCCCGGTCGGGCTCAAAATAGCCTTACCGGAGATCGTAGTGCCCCCCTGCTTCTTCATACTCTCTTCATTGAAGATTCGGGCGGCTTCCCAGTTGTGGTCATCCCACGTTACAGTAAGCTCGTTCCGGGGATAAAGCGTGTGGGTGAAGGCCACCAACCCCGCAAGCTGGTCATACGTATAAGACATTTTGTCCTCCTGGAGACTTACGCGAAAACTTCACGCAGTTTCGCGGCCATCTCGTCAAGTGCTTCTGCTCTGTTGAACTTACCGGGTCCGGCACGATCCGGTGTCCGGTTACCATTGGGCTTCAATGTCAGCCCGCGTTCGCGTTTCTTCGCCGAGGCGGCGATTCGGTGGCGAACGACCTGCTCAGCCATCGGTGCAGCGATTTCAAGATGAGCCCGCTCCATAGCCTCTGCGGTCCCCATCTCCATTCCTGTTACAGCAGCACCGTATAGAATCATATGGGCCCGCTCACAAACCTCTTTTCGGTTTGCCCTCTGCCCCGGTGTAAGGTGCGACCAGTCTCCAAGTGCAGACGCGTTCTCGCCGTACAGATCGGAATACGCTTCCAGGTCATTAGACCCGAAGAACGTGTTGATCTGCTGTCGGGCGGCGATTTCCTCTTCTACCGATCGCTGCGGAATTTCCGCCTGCTGGGGTTGGGACTGCGGCTGCGGCTGCGGCTGCGGCCGCTCTCGGCGGTCCTGCAATACCTCGATCAGTACATCCGCCAGCGGGTCATCGGCACCGTCGTAATGGTCCTTGATCCGCTCAATCAGTTTACCGATCCTGGCATTCGACTGCGGTGCATCCTGTTGCTGCTGTGACTGAGCGACAGGCCCGGCCTGGGCCTGCTTCTGTGTGGCACGTCCCAGGGCTCCGAGTTGCTGGGATGTCTTGTTGACCATCTCATAGCATTTCGCTACGGTCTTCACCGCGAGATCAGGTGACTTATCGTAGAGTTCGGAAATCTCCTCGGGGCTCATGCCCATACGAATCGCTGCTCGATAATGACTGTCGGACAATGCTGGCTTGTCGTCTTCCTCACCACCATTGTCACTGTCCTGGGTAGGATCTGAATCAGCTTCCGCCTCCTTGTTCCCCCCGTCCAGATCAGTGTCGGTACTGGACTCGGGATCAGCCGTGCGGGTAGGTGTTTCGTCAGCTTCCAGTTTAGTGACAGGCGTATCTTGGGTAGACGCGGCGGATGTGGCACCCACCGGAGCAAGACCCCCGTCAAAATCGATCGCTTCGATTTGCTTCTGTAGTTTGTTGACTGCTTCCTGGTTCTCGTCTGCTGTCATATTAGCTCCCCTTAGTCAATTCGTGTATACCCAGCTTCAAATGCTTCCGCCGGACTCCAACTCGTGTACCCATCCTCGTACACCACATAGTACCCCCCGACCTCGGGATCATGCTTGCGCATATACGCGGCTGGTAGAAATATCCAGTCGAAACCTTTGTCTTCCGGTAGAAACATACAGTCCCCGGAGGGCAGCGGTTCTCCCATCTCCTTAATCTTCAAGGCGTGAACGACTTTGTGGCTGCGATATTTTGGCATCTCTCCACTACAACACATTACTTTGTCCCCTGATTCACTGTGGCCTTGGTTACACGCCGCCGATTACGCTTCGGTGGCTTATAGATGCCGCGTGCTTCGAGGTATCTATCGTGCTGCTTGAAGCTGCGGAATACGGGTCGGCATTCCCTATCCAGCGGTACATCGGGATACCGCTCGTGATGTTCCGCTCGCTGCTCCGGATGAATTGCCAGGGCATCAGAGTGTAGCTCTTTAGAGTAGCTATCAGCATGTACCCGGGGCATATTCGCGGCTACGCTTCTACGCATGGGCGTTCCGCAGTCGAGACATTTCTCCGTCCGATCGAGATCAGACATGGACTTGACAACGTCCTCGTGCTCCCCACAAGCGTCACATACATATGCATATGTAGGAATTTTACTGCCCCCCTCTCAGGCGATCGATCTCTTTCTGAGAAAGCCCGGCGGCTTTCAGTCTGTCGGAGACACTCTTGGTCCGCAACGTCTCCTTGCGTTTCGGTGCCCCGAAGTGTTCCTCGTACCCATACTTGTTCTTGAGCCTCTTGTTGACCTTTTTCCGCTCAGCCTCGTTACGGGGTTTCCCCACTTCGATTGATTTCCTGGGATTCCCAAACATTCCTACAGACCGCCTTTCATTGTTCGCTGCCCCACGGCTGCTGTGGCCTGGGCATTCTGGTTGAATTGCTGAGTCGGCGTCCCTATCGGTGAACCACCCACGGGGAAGCCGTTGTTTTGCGGGGCCCCCGTACTGTTCATCCCGGAGCCCGCACCCATTTTCTTCGGAGCGCCCGTCATGTCCGCGTACCATGCCATACGACTCCGGAACGACGGATCTTCCCAGATACCATCGACAATGCCGGAGATCCCGAGGTCTTCGGCAACATTGGACAGGTACGCTGCTACATTGAAGGGCATCCCGGCCTGTGTCGCTACCTGCAGCGCCATAAAAGCCTGTGGGAGGATCTGGGTAATGAACTGGGACACGAGACGTTCCCTCGTCATCGGATCGATGACCGACATTGAACGCTGTACGATCTCGAATCCGAGAGTGTCAAACCTCCCGGTCTTATCTTCTGGCGTTAGGTATAGTTGCTGTTCCTCACCGGTGGGCATCCGCTTGATGAGGGGGATACCCGGCTCGCCTGGTTGGAACAGCAGATCGTCGTTGTGCAAATACCATGCCTGCTTGCTCGCGATGTCCGCCGTAGATTCATACGTCATGTCCCGCATATCATTGACGCTGACGGAGGCATTCTGCTGCAGAATCTGCTGTCCGGTAGCCTTGTTGGAATTGATCGCTGAACCGCTCATCATATCCGGGTTCCCCGCGACCAGATTGAACCACCCGTACAGGTTTTGGGTCATCTGTATGGTACCCTGATCCGCCCCCTCGAACGACTGAATGTTGATCTCGCCCGGGCTTTCTGTAGCCAACCACTCCCCATCTATCGCCTCATGGGCAGCTTCGGCTACATCAGCATTATTGGGGCTGTAGAATCCAATATTCTTCTGACGATCGGACTGGTCCATAGCCTTTTTGAACAGGCGATTCGTCATGTCCGCGAGATCCCGCCACACCCCAACGGGGGCCACGGGGAACGGGTTATCCGGAACCGGCTGCGTCAGGGAGGCGAACGTATACGGCCCATCCGGGGGTCCGTAGTATTCCTCCATACGGAGGAAGTCCTGTGGTGCCGACTCATCCGGATCGGGGATGTAACATACGGCCCCGGCTTCCGGAACCCATATCTCTACCACATTAACGTAGTCCTGCCAGGCGTGGAACTCTAAGGAACTCGTATCAGCCTGCGTCAATGCCTCCGACCTTTCACCCTGTTTCGATGTACCCGCACGCGGGAGTCGTTTGACGAGGTCGTGATCCCACCCGTCCAGATCGAGTAACTTTGCCCGCTCCACGCGGACACGGTGTCCGATAAATCTGCTCTCGTCGAATCTTCGACACATCGGGTCCACCGTGAGGTCATCCAGACTCACCGAAGCCGTGTATATCTGCATCGGGTCTACATCGATATCCGCGTCCACTGTGAGCTTCTGACCCGATTGCGATATCGATGTTTTGTACACCCCGAGACCGGATAAGGATGTATCAACGAGTCCGGCCCGCAGTATTTGGTGCATCTTCAACTGTCGGTGCAGCCGGGTGAGGGCCAGTCCGATCTTTTCCGCGTACTCGCGCTGCTGGAGGATATCGGTCAAAACCTTCGTTGCCCCTGGGCGTTGGATGATATTCGGCACCAATGCACGGATCGTGAGGAACACAAGATTGATCGGGCGCTCGCCAGTGAGCCCGTACGCCTTGGTCATGTACTCGCCCATGTACTCACGTATCGCGTATGCACGAGCCTTACGGAATCTCTCCAGCCGCTCGAAACCTTCTGATACGCTCTCACCTAGTTTTCGTGCTGTCAGGGATCTGGTCATTTACTCCGGCTCGATATAAAGAGTATCACCTATTTCTACTATGGTAGCGGGAGTCTCGGACGGACGGGGGGAATAGTGTTCTCCCGAGTTCAGTTCGATCATCACTTGTCGGTCGCCGTCATACTTCGCTAACTCCTTCATCATGTCCAGTACTGTCATGCTAGTTCCCCTAAGCAAAATTAAAGCTTTTCTGCCAGCCCTTCTTACGACGCTTGGTTGTCTTCCACCTATTGAATCGCCCCTCCCAGGAAGCCTCGGGAGCATCCGAGTAGTTCGTGCGAGGCTTGATCTTGCTCTTGTTCAGCGTCGTCAGGGCATCGGCAATAGTCCTGTCGCCATGTCCAAGGTAATCGGCCTTTTTCTTGTCGCTCAACTCGGCCGGTCCTACCCCACCGCTCGGGTACGTGATATACGTCTTGGTCTGATCGAGACTCTGCTGGTCCCGGTTTATCGTCCGCCCCTCAAGCAGAGATCGCTCGTACGACCGTAGCAATAGGTTCTTACGGTCACGGCTGGAGTGCCACCCATACTTTGCCGTCTTCTTGGTAGAAACAACCCCGATCGTCTCGTCACGGTAGTAGTACGGATACCGCATTGTCTTAATGAACACATGCCCGAAGTCCCACCCGGGACCATTCATTTCCCAAGCAGTGAACGGAAGCTTTCTCGGGGCTGCGCCACCAACCCACAGGGCCAGGGCCGCGACAACCCGTGCCATTTCGTACGGTGGCGTTGTTTTACTGGCCCACTTTGCGACGATTTCACCAGTCTGATCGCATCGGATAGAGACAACAGATTCTGTTGTTCCTTCACCACCCTGCCCCTTCGATAGATCGATCCCCATCGTATATGTCTTCGACTGATCCAGTCGCCCGCGAATAAGCGTAGCCCACACAACCAGGTCACCGCGTACGGATCGGGTGAGTTTAATCGCTTTCACATCACGACGACGCAGGATCGCCCCGACTGATGCGTTGGATATCTTGTCACGCAATTCGATCTGCAACGTATGCCGGGGCTTCCGGGCGTACATGGCAGCGTGCTTATCGATCTCGGTGTTGGTGAAGAACGAGTCGCCGACAGCGCCCTCCTGGGCATAGATTTCCTTGGCAACTTCTTTCCATCCGTTTCGTTCGATTTCGTGCTCAATGAAAGGCGACGTTATGCGGTACGCTTTGGTCACTTCATCCTGTACAATGAACCGGCCTTTCCCCTTCACTGGGTGGTCCCAGGCCATCAGGTTGAAGACCTTGATCTTCCCGGAGTTCTTCCAGGTGGAATAGCAGGAACCGGGCATATCGACAGTACTATTCACCAGTCGGCACGACGTTACGGGTGAAGTGGCCCGTTTGATACTTTCCCCGTTCTCCACCTTGGAGAACTCATCGAGCAAGAGTATAGCACATCGGTCACCGGAAAGGGCGGCACTATTCGTAGACTCACCGGCGATGGTGGTCCCGTTCAATTCATTATGGATACGCAGCTTAGTCCGATTCTCACGGCCCCGCCGCAGTACCCCCGGAGGTCTCATCCACTCAGGCAGGTATACGTTGATGAAATCATGTTTGTAGAACAGCGACTTCGCAATCGGGCTGTCTACCATCTCCTCAACACGGCTCATCTCACGTATCTGCGTACTGGGCCGGAACAGCCAGATGTGGTGTAACAGGAGCGTGTGTAGCCACGACGCTCCCATTTCCCGGCTCTTATCAGTTAGCCCATCCTCGCCCTTCTCGAAGCATTCCTCGGCCCATGTGAGCCACTGGCGCTGTCGTTCAAAGGGGAGGAACGGTTGGATCGCCATGCCAGTCGGTGTCGGGCGGTACCCATCACCCGGATTATCCGGGTCAACATCTATCTCCCAGAGCGTAAAGGCGAAGGTGGATATCCAGAATAGACGGCTGGCCCGGCAGGCGGAGAGTAGATCCCGCTGCATTATGGGGTCCTTCTCAGCCCGCCGCAACGTCTTAATCCGGAACTCCAGATTCTTTTCTGGCGCAAACGGGATCTTGATGCCCGTTGTCGGGCATACAAGTACTTCCGGCTCATTCGGAAAAGGCGTAGGTAGCGCGGGTTTAATCGTCGCCAGTGCCATCAGTGATAACATCCTCGGCGATATCGTTAATTGTTCCCAGCCCGATACGAGATATCTTGTCGGGCAGTGATTCTGTGTGGTCCTCGTCTCCTCCCTTTTGGGCTCCGGGCTTACCTTCAACCCGATCGAGGACGATACGAATATAGTCCAGATCGGGCTCGTGCATGTTCCCTTCGTCGTCCTTATGCGGCAGGGCCTTCATCCAGATAAACCGGGCCATCCGCTCGGCTTTGGAGCATATCCGGGGCGGGCCCGGGGTAGCCCCATCGTCGAGGACGACCTCTGTGATTTCTGTACCGATCGCCCTCAACATTTCGCTGAGCGCCCGACCCGCTCGCCGCTTCGTCCCGAGTTCCCGGAGAGCATCGCCGTGGGGATGCGGTTCTTTGTCTTTCCGTTTCTTAGGCATGTCTGGCCTTTTGCGCCTGGGAGTCAACAAGTTTTGACAGGTCTTCCAGGGCCTCGCCCATCCGGGGCTGTATTGCACTCACGGGGTCCGCATTCGTATCTATATAGAAGCTCGTTGCAAACCGAAATATACACCTTACAACTCCGGGTTGTCTTGCCTCATCCGCCTGAATGACCGGCTCCATACCCACCAGTTCTATGCACTTATTTTTTATTTGTTCTTCAGTCATTAACTCTCCTCCACCCGAGACGCCACAGGAATCGGGCGATATCCCGGGCTATGTCGGTTACTTCATTCTCGCGGGCCCTCCAGTCGCACGCATGAAGGGCTTCGTGAATCGTCGTCTCAAGTCCCGCTCTTGTCTGCATCGGCCTCATCACATAGAGCCACCGTCTCCCATCGTCCTCCTGCTCGGCCATTCCGTCTAGTCTATCAGTCGAGATATGGTACTTCCGGCTGCAGAATGTGTGCGTCTTGACCATTATGCCTTCTTCCTGTGCGGCTTCGAGAACGACCGCTCCGGGAGGTCACTGATCTTTTGACCCCGAACGTATTCGCACGCCTTCTTCTTGGACAAGCCCTTTTTCTTGACGGCTCCCCCGCATACGGCCCCCATGAATCGGGCCTGTGCTTTACTCTTGGCTGGCATAGCCGATCCCCTTACTCTTGTTGTGGAGCCGTTTCATCTTTTTCTCAAACTCCTTGAACGTAATCCGTCCAAACGCCAGGGCGTACCGGATATCCTCCTCTTGCCGCGATATCAGCCTCGGACGTCTGGCCGATCCCTTACTCACGCCGAAATCCCCCTATTTCGGGAATGTCATGTAGCATTACAGGCGGCTCGGCGTGGGTATACGGTTCACAGGGGATACCCTCTACGTCCTTCTCCCATACCACCGCGACGTCCTCTTCCTTTACGACCAGAGCCGGTTCCGGCTTGCCCGGGACCAGTTCAACCTCAAGGTCACACACACCGGTCTGTCGCATACGCATCAGGGTGAGCAGCGGAATCAGAACCCTATCGCCGACTGCGACGTTCTTGCAGTCAGGCCCGACGCAGATGACTTCTCCGTATGGTTTTTCCTTCCGTGCATTCTCCGGGAGTAGAATCCCGTTCTTCTCGGCGTCACTCTTTTCGCGTACGATAATCATGTTGTTGGCAAGACATTTCATTGTTCGTTCCCCTTTCACTGTTGTTTAGTACCCGCTATACCCGTCGTAGGCCGGATGTTGAACTTCCGGCTCGGGATCTGGCGTACTTCCGACAACGTTGAATCGGCATAATTCAAACCACTGCCGCACCGTCTCAAGCGTTGTATTGAATCTCACTGCCGGGACTGCCCAATTCAATGTAGCGTCCACCCCCGCTACAAGCACGCCAACAACTTCGCCATCCGTATTGAATACCGGTCCGCCGCTATTGCCCGGGTAGGCCGGAGACGTCGTTTGCAGCATCACGTGCCACGTGTACCGGGCCGCTTCGCTTGACGCTTGAGCGGTAAGGTCGCGGCTTGTAGCGCTGAGAATACCGAAGCTGAACGTATTGAAGTTGTCCTTCCCGAGCGGGCTACCCCCGATAATCAGGCCGTCCCCCACCCTGGGATCGCGGGTAGTTAGTGCGGCGTAGGGCAGGTTTGGTTCCTGGCCGCCGAGGTCCAACTGCATGAAGCTCACGTCGTTCTCGGTATCCTCGATCGTATACTTGACCGGAAACTGCCGTCCGTCATCCAGGGTTACGGTGTATTCCCCCGGCTCGCTGTCGCTGACATGCTTGGCGCTGAATAGAATCCCATCGGGGGAAATCAGGCACCCGGAGCCCTGGCATTCTCCCTGCTTGAGGATATGCACGACAGCCGGCCGTATTCTGGCGACTTGCGGAGCGATGGTGAAGTGCTGGTCTTGGTCTTGGATTTCCGGATGATACACGACCAGTGCGTATACCGCCACTACTGTGACAGCCAATATGATGATATTCCGCAGCCTCAAGGGTTCTTTCATCTCTGTTCCCCTACGAGTAGCCGGTAACATCGCAGGATCGAGTACAGGGCTACGGCTATGCTCGTCCATATGAACAAAGGTTCCAACATGCTACATGACATCGGGGCTCGAACCCGAATCGATTTCTGTTGGCCAGCAGCATAGTAACCGGCTACTATCCCTCGTCGTCGTACCTTGGCCACGTAGCGTGTCGGACATTAGGCATTACCCCAGGTTTCGATATCCGTATCCCCATCCAGGGGGCATCGTTCAATAGTGTACACGGTTTTTTTGTCGTATTGTGTGGTCGTTCCTGTGTACATCCGGACCATATCCTCAAACTTCTTCTTATGCTCCTCATTCGTGGTGGACGTACAGGTTACTGTTCCCTTTTGAGTCTTCCAGTAGTAGTCGGATCTCGTTGCCATAGCTACGCCGTTGTGGATACCGTCCAGCTCCTGCCCGTTACCAGAGTTGTCTTATTGGCCTCTCCCGCTGCGGAGGGGGCCGCATTAGTACCAGCCAGGTCCAGCGTCTTTCCGGTCACTCCGGAATCGACACAGTCCTGGAGTACGCGGTCAACATCATTCCAGAGCAAAGAGCAATTGTCAAAATCGATTTTGGTTAGGCTACTGGTTATTCCATCGAAAGCGTTCCCAGTTCCATAGGTTACTGATGTGTTGTTCACATAGAGAATCACCAGTGAACTTGGTAATACCCATCCGCTAATGTCTCCTGAGACTGATGTGGCGGACACATAGAAAGACACCAGTGTACTCGGTAATGTCCATCCGCTAATGTCTCCTGAGACTGATGTGGTGGACACAGAGAGAGTTGCCAATGAACTTGGTAGTGTCCATCCGCTAATGTCTCCTGAGACTGATGTGGAGTTCACAGCGAGAGTTGCCAATGAACTTGGTAGTGTCCATCCGCTAATGTCTCCTGAGACTGATGTGGAGTACACATAGAGATACTGTAGTGTACTCGGTAATACCCATCCGCTAATGTCTCCTGAGACTGATGTGGAGTACACAGAGAGATACTGTAGTGTACTCGGTAATACCCATCCGCTAATGTCTCCTGAGACTTTATCACTGTGGGTATCAATAGTCGTAACGGACTGCCAATCGGTGAACCGGTACTCGACTGAGTCCCCGTTTATTACGGCAATCGTCGCTTCAACATTGCTGGTAATAGATGAGGAGTACACCCCGTTGATGTATACCTCACACACTCCACGACTGAACACGAACTTCGGGGTAAGGTTACCCGTTGCTGTGGCGGTGAGCCGAAGCGTATACTCCCCGAAATGGCTATATCGGGATCGGGAGATATCCCCGTACTCATTACGGGATCGGTTGAAGTCCCATCGTTGTCGTCTGGCCAGGTCCACGCTATACTCCGGAGTAGTCGTACGAAGCCGTGCCGTTCACCGTGGTCGGGATCAGGGCGAACTCCAGATACCCGAGGGTGTCGAGCCACACGCTACCCTGATAGTTGGCCGCGTTGGATACCGCCGCGATCTTGTTCGTGGGCCACACGATGTTGCTCAGAACAATAGTATCCACAAATAGCACGGTTGCTGACCCCTTCTGACTTGTTCCCACCGTACATGTGGCGGTCGCGATCCGGTGGAAGTAGTCACCCTGCCCTCGGCAGGCCAGAATGTCGAATACGAGGCTGTGGCCATCGGTGGAACCGGTGAAACGTAGCTCCAGGGCGTTCAACACATTATCGAGGTGGATAAGTGGTACGATCGCCTTGACGTCTTCGTAGGATCGGGCGGATACGGCCGGTGTGGTGACTGCGGCGGTCCAGTTTTTGCCGATATTCGCCCACTGGAGCCGTTCTGTTACGGATGTGCTGAGGGTACCCCTGCTCATATGTCTACTCCTGTGCGCAGTTCGTCTACTCTTTTCGAGGACTCTTCCATATTATGGTCATAGTTGGTACCGTATTGGGCGTTTTTGGTTAAGATTTTTGTATTTTTTTCTTAAATTGGGGCCCCGGGGGTTAAAATTCTTGTATTCCCAGGGTTTGGGTAGGCTTTCTGGGAATTTTGTGTGGGGTGGGGGTCTCCGAACCCGGGTCCCCTCCGGGCTGAACAGAGAACCAAGGGTACCACCCCCCACCCCCACGCAACAAAAATCTCAGAAAATCCTTGCAAACACCCGATCCATGCTGTATACTCTATGCAGTGGCGACGATGCCACATTGAAGGGGAATGCAATGAAGAACCACACAGGTATAATAGAACTACGAATAAACGGCGACCCGTACGGACGCGGGTATACCGGCGTGGAATACAGGGATCAGACAGAATATGAGTCTGGCATCGGCACCTATCGTGGCGATATCGGGGCCCGGTCCCGACAGTGGTGGCGGGACTACTGCCGCAGTAATGGGTACCTACTTCGGATGGAGGACTAGCACAATGACACGAGACTGGCGACAAATCATATGGCTTGCAATAGCGGCATACATGGCACTCTGTTAGGAAGGTAATACAATGGCGGGAACAATGTGGATACGTTACGGCGGCAGTAACCGAAAGCTAACAGAGCATAAGCGAATACTAGTCGATCGTTTCGGCGATAGTTTTCGACCGATGGGATCGGCCGCGCTTGGGATACACTGGTCGAACCAACATGGGATTATCCCGGATACACCGGAGAATCGCCAGTGGGTACGGGACATAAAAGGTATTACGATACAGCGTAGAAGTTAAGGGGGCAACTAACATGACAGTAGATAGTAAACGAATCTCAGAGTTCCTCTGGGCGCATCAACTAGAGGACGGCGGCTGGATGCTGCATGACACGTTCAAGGACGAGTTCTCACACCAGACCTACCCGACAGTATCGGCAGCGCGTGCCGCCTACGATCGGGGTGAACCTACTTGGACACCTAGGAGGTAGTGACATGAACAAAGACCTACGAACAACACTTGCAAGAATAAACTGGCACTACGGCAAGGGGGACCTTGTTCGTGTGGGTAAGGGTGTTTGTACTCGTCGCATACCCATCGGCCATACGGTTGCGCAGTATGACTATCCAAAGTACAGTACGGATGGGCATCGTGTGACGTTCCTGGGGCGGACTCGTACAATCGGGTATCAGTCAAGATAGAGCATCTTCTCCGCCCACCCCCAATAGCCCCCCCTGTCGGGGGCTTTTTCTTGGGTTTTCAGTAGCACGAATCGTGGGATCGTATGTCGGAGGGGTCCGAAAACCCCAAACCACCTCCCAAAAGAGTTAGGCTTGCCTAACATTTCCCGTTTCTCTATCACTAGCAGCATTTACTCTAACCTTACTTCACCCTTTGTCCCTCAAAACAAGTAAAGAATCGGCCCCACTAACTCTGAAACCCCTATTTTCTCTCTCTACACCACCTAATAAAAGAAATAGTATAAGGAGTATAGAAATAAGGGGGAAGAACACCGAACACAGTATAAGCGAATCTAATACTACATCCCCAACATTCGCAGCGTCTCTCTCTATAGGGAAAGTGTTGGGGGCATATAAAAGGGGAGTATCGGGAGAAAATCGGCCCCCACAGCCCGTAAACGCCGAAACATTACTTAAACCGCTTTTTCAGGTTAGAGTAAAGGGGGTGTAATCGGCCTTAACTGAGGAACAGAAGAGTAATCCAAGGCCCCCCTAATCCCGGATCAGTAGAGAAAACAGCGCCGACCCCCGTTAAAATAAACGAACACACCCCCACACTATAAGCAGAGCTTATACTAGTATAACCGCCAACCGCCAAGCTAACCAACTAAAATAAAAGTTCTGCTTGCATACCAACACGGCATATGTTATACTATCCATAGTGGCAACACTGAACCGAAACCGAAGAATGGAGAAACGCCATGAAGACTATTACAGACTACGAAATCATCTGTCACGGCATCGAGCGCAGTGACTACTTCCAGGGCTGCGGCACGGCATTCACCGAGTTTACCGACGTCGCCACGGGTATCGGCAGTAGCGAGAAGGAAGCGTTGGAAGACGCATTAGACCAGCTTGCCCAATCCGATTGGAATACAGAGAGCAACCCTGACCTCCGGACCGACATCGGCAGAGCCGACTACACGGACGTCATCGACGAATTCGACGACGACGACGACGGCGACGAAGACTACGACGCACCCTCAGTCTATGTATCGGTGCGGGTACGCTAAAGGGGAGAAGCGCCATGAGAACACACTATAGAAACGGCGATGAGATAACACTGACGCATTGCGGATGCGATGGATGCACGCCGAGTACGATAAACGGGGTCATATGTCATGAGCATGGATGCATGGACGCTTGGCGGGACCGTTTGAATGAATGCCGAGAATGTGGCTGTGATTTCAGTCCGTCCGAAAGGGGCCAACGTGTGTGCGGCGATTGTTTGGCCGACGATGAGCATCCGGAAATACTTCATCCGACGTCACAACTAGAATGTGATGAGCTATACGAAGACGGGCATATGAACATATGTTGTTGCGAATGTGCCGATGCTAAAACCTGCATGATGCAATCAGACGCCATTTGTGGATGAATGGAGGACAAGACGATGAAACTACCGAAACACAACCACCCGACGACACACCCCCACAGCCCGCAAACCTGTGATAGATGCAAACTCGAAGCGGCTGCGCCGGATTTGCTCGAAGCGTGTATAAGGCTCCGGGCGAGGTGCCATTGTGAAGAAGGTGAATGCGGAATGTGCAAGCTCTTGGATTCAGCCATCGCCAAGGCCACAGAATAGGAGAACAAGACGATGTACATCCAAATAACAACTCGGTGCAACATGTCCTGTAGGCATTGCTCGTTCTCCTGTACTGCACAGGGGGAGGATATGAACCTTGAGACATTCAGGGCCGCACTCACTCTATCAGAGGAGTATGGGGAAGAAACCATCTGTATCGGTGGGGGAGAGCCCACGATACACCCCCAATTCTGGGAGTTTATGGGGCTATCTCTTGGCCACTCGGAGTATGTTTGGCTCGCTACGAACGGGAAAATGACCGATACCGCCATCGCCCTATGCCGTATGGCTCGGCGTGGCGTTATCAGCTGTGCTCTGTCGATCGACCCGTACCACGACCCGATCGACAACCGTGTCGTATCGGCGTTCTCCGCTGGGCTATCCCACACGGGGCGGGGCCGGAATATGCACCCCTCGACCAAGCCACAAATGTACGGGAGGGACCTCCGAGAGGTCCGGGATACGTCTCACAATCTGGCAAACCAGGGGAGAGCCCGCGATAACGGGATCGCCCATAGTGACCGTTGCGGGTGCCCTGAGTTGATGGTTACCCCTGACGGGAGCGTCAAGGCGTGCGGTTGCAACGACTCCCCCACGTTCGGTAACGTGAGCGGGATTATCAACATCCCGGAAGATTGGGACATTTGCGAATGCCACCGGGCGCAGGAATCAGTTGTATGTGCCTCTGGATATCACAGCGACTGCAAAGAGGAGGGATAGAACGATGAAACCATACAACGGACACCGTATCTGGAACGCTTGGAACGTATCACTATGGATTAACAAGGACGAGGCGCTTTACTACTTAGCCCTGGATTGTATCGAAAGGGCTAGACGAGGTGCTCGTACTCGATCACGCATAATCAGCTCAGCCGCCAAGTATTTCCTGGACTCCGTAGGGTGGGGTTCCAGGACGCCGGACGGCGCTGTGTACAATCATCTGTGTGTTAAACTTGCTCTTCAAGGCTTGATAGAGGAGGAATAGAACAATGGAAGTACCCAAAACAGCCCCGATCCCGGGATTCAAGTTGTACGAAGCGTCCAAAGACGGCCGCATATGGTATCGGAGTCTTGGTATTACAAGGCCTAGTATCATCCGACCGCTAAAGCCGGACAAGAGCGGGCGCGTGCAGCTATCCACCTACCCCGGACAACCGGCCAAGGCGTACCTCGTAGCCCCCCTGATCCTAAGTGCGTTCACGGACTGGCACCGGCCTCAGTACGGCCCGATACCGAGGATCCGGTACAAGGACGGCAACAAGAGAAACACGGCCCTGAGTAACCTGGAGGTCGTGCCCCGGGAGCAAAAAGACCCACCCAAGTACAAGCGTAAGAGGGTTATTCGGATAAACGGTAGGCCGCATGATCTCCATAGCCTACATCAGATCCATCGAGGAGATGTAATTCTCGGCAACGGTCATAGACTGGCCAGCGTATGGGTATCAGATGCAACGGGTCCCGAGAACATTGTCATTGCGGGTATACGCGATTACTCCCGCCCAGGGGCCCCTACGCGGTGGATGCAGGCAGAAACCGCTGAGGACATACGCGCGGTTATCGCCGCCCTGGGACGCACACGAGCCGACACGCGGTGCCTGGAGAGGTTCGCCGCGACGGCACCGAAGAAAATCCTAAGATCAGACTTGACACCCTAACCCATGTATGGTATATTGTGAATATGAAAGGGGACAGGAATGAAAAGACTCAAAGACATCGAAACCGATGAGGTATCACTGGAAGTCTACCAGTGCGATTGCGGATTCCACGTCGGCCTTGACGCCACATACACCGATCAAGTGGGCCCCGCGTCGGTCGTCTGTCCGTCTTGCGGTCTCAGGCTGGATACTGCAGAGTTGCGGGACATGAATCGTGACAGCTATGACCGCGACGGCTATGACCGCGACGGCTATGACGAATACGGCTATGACCGTGCTGGCCGTGACCGCGACGGCTATGGCCGCTAGGGTTAGGCAAGACGAAAAGTTCTGAAGATACATTAATGCGATTACACGATTGAAGGAGAACGAGAATGATCCGGTACAAGCTGGTTACAAAGAATTATAAGACCAGGAAAGGACACGGCAACGAGACTACGTGGGAGATCGGAAAACGTGTAGAAGCTACAGGCGACCCGTCGCAGGGTTTATGCTCAGATGCGTATGTGCATTGTTATGACAGTCCGCACTTGGCCTTGCTGATGAACCCAGTTCACGCAAGTATACCAAACCCCCGGCTACTGGAGGTCCGTGTACACGGCCGGAGCAGGAACGACTACGGGCTCAAGCGGGGCTACCGCGCGATGACTCCGGTCAAAGAAATCAGTTGCCCCCCGATAACGAAAACCCAACGGGTGAGGTTCGCGATCCTCTGTGTATTAGAGGTGTACCACAATCCCGACTTCGTAGAGTGGGCTAATAACTGGCTTGAGGGGAGAGACCGTACCGCCCATGCTGCCAATGCCGCCAATGCTGCCGCCCATGCTGCCAATGCCGCCTGTGCTGCACGGGCTACTGCCAATGCTGCCGCCTATGTTGCCTATGCTGTCGATGCCGCCTATGCTGCCGTCTATGCTGCCAATGCTGCTGTCGATGCTGCCTATGCTGTCGATGCTGTCGATGCTGTCGATGCCGCCAATGCTGCCGTCAATGCTGCCGCCTATGCTGCCAGTGCTGCCGCCTATGCTGCCTATGCTTCCCATGTTGCCGATGCTGCTGCCTACGCTGCCGGTGCCAGGGTACTAGATTTAGTGGCTATAGCCGAGAAGGCGTGTACCGAAGAGTGAATTATTTCCAATTTTGTTGTGTGGACTCTAACGTATTTTAGGAGATGACTATGGTAGAAACACGCATACGTGTAGTAACGAAACGGGTACCCGACAAAGGGTGGGCGGTTGTCATTGACGATCCGAGGCGTAAGGGGCATGACCCAGCGGGCGACGAGTTTTACCTGGCCGGTACGGGATGCACGGTACCAGGACGAGTGAAGACCTACTTCGCGTCCCGCCAGATCGCCCGCGAGGCCATACGCGAGTACAATCAGTGTAACACGGGCGAATACGGCTTCCGAATGGTTGGAGGTCTTCACTGATGGGACTTTCGTTCGTGTCATACAGTGGGGAATACCCAAACCTGTGCTCAGGGATATTGATTCTAAGCCTGGACGGTAAGAGAGTAGTATTCCCGGATAACTGCTTATACAGTGGTGGGTACGTAACCTTTAATGAGGATGGGTCAGAGGAAGTAGGGGAGGGTCCCTGGAGCATAGCAACGTTTCCAGAGGGCTTCCCCTCGGAATTAGAAACGGAAGCCGAGCGTCTCGTGAATGAAAATGTGGTATACGGATGTTGTGGGGGGTGCATCTAATGGCAAAGAAAATTGACGACACGGAACTCCCGATCGGCCGCGCCGCCCGGACCGTTGTGGTGACTCTGATAGGAGTCCACGGGCTACGCAGAGCGGCACAGATAGCCGCATGGATACAGGAGCAGATGATTGCTGAAGTGACCTCACAGGCGCGACGCCACCCGGATGAGTGGAGCGAAGAGGATGTTCGCGAGTTAACGGGCTACGGTCAGTCGCGGGGGGGCCCGGAATCGGGGGTTCCGCCGGTACCGGAGATACCTGCTGTTCCAGTAATTTGAGTCTCAGGTAACAACTGTGACAGTATTATGAGGAGACCAATAATGGACAAAGCAGATAGCTTCTTAAGACAATGTGTTATCGACGGCCGAATGACGGAGGCTGAGTACCTCTCCGTCCGGCTTGACCGCGAGAGCAGCGAATGCACTCGTCCGGACTGGAAGGAATTCACCGCTGTCCCGGACGATGTCTTGGCCCCGCTCGGGCTCACTGTCCGGGACTGCGAGATATACATCAATTACCCGGCCTGGACTCTCGCTGCGATCGCCGAACGCACCGGGATCACGATTAAATCGGTTCGCCGGGCACTCGCTCGCGTCCGGGGTTGTTTCCCATCGCTATGTAACGACCCATCCGGTAACCAGGGTTTGCCCAACTTGAGCCACATGATACCGCTGGACGCGCCCAACGTGTACGAGCCGGATATCATGGGGGAAGCGGTTAAGTTCTGATTGCGAACGGGCTGCGGACCATGTGTCATCAGGCACATTCCTATAAAGCGGCCGACAGCAGCCCGTTCGTATTTTTCTTTCGAGGCCCACAGATGAATAAAAAGGACACCAATCCGAAAGATGCCGTTGGCGTGCGTAAGTGGCGGCAGTATGCGACGGTCCCATGCACTGCGATCTGGGCCATAGGCGCTGCGATGCTGGAGGGAGCCCGCAAGTACGGACGGCACAATTATCGTGTAGCCGGGGTTCGGGCCTCCGTATACGTGGACGCTGCAAAGGGGCACATCGACCAGTTTTGGGAGGGGGAGGACCTCGACAAGGACAGTGGGTTACCCCATCTCGCAAAAGCGATGGCGTCACTCGTTGTCTTGTACGATGGGATTGCCGTTGGGAACTGGGTAGACGACCGCCCTCCGCGTATAGACCTGGACCATGTACGGCAGGAACTACAGGATGCCGTGGATGGTATCTTTGATAGAATCCCGAACGCGGCACCCCCGTACACGGAGATAGGCGACTGATGGATGGTATCAATGGCATATTCGAGAGCGTAGGTTGCGTGTTCGTATTCCTGAATGTGCTGCGGCTACATCGGGACAAAAAAGTCCGTGGGGTCAGCCCGATAGCAGTTATTTTCTTTACCCTGTGGGGGTTTTGGAACCTCCTGTATTACCCCTCGCTTGGCCAATGGTTTAGCGTCGTGGGTGCCGGTGGCGTTGCTGGTATGAATGCCATATGGCTAGGGCAAATGGTTTACTATCTGAGAAAGGAAAGGTATGAACTCTGAGATACTAACTGCAACCGGTAAGCTGGTTGATCTTATGTCACCGGACCCCAGTGATGTATGTATCGAGGACATAGCCCATGCGCTGAGTAATACCTGTCGGTTCGCCGGGCAT